CAACCCACGCTGTTTCACTGGCATGAATTTTCAAATCTTCCATTTTAGCTCTACTTAATGCCCAATTCATATTGCCGCGGTCACCTTTATTCACGCTAACTGCGGTGTCGTACCATTCAGGTTCAGGCCCACGGTGAACACGTACTACAATACCTTCAGCAGCCTTGATTGATTTAATTTCGTTAGGAAAACGGCAATCGCTAATAACAATGTCGTCTTTTGAGTTACGGAGTTTATTCTCTAAGGATGCTATCCAGATATCGTCGTGAAATGCTTTTCGACATACTTCTGTACCCCAGTATTGTAATACCCAACGAGGAGTTATAGAATATCCTAATCGATTACTCCACCAATCGTCTTGTTGTTCGCGCCATTCTCGGGCTTGCTTAGTACGCCCTTCTAACATAGTTCTGTCCCACCCGAACACATGTGCCACTGCATCTTTGAGGCTGTTGGCAAAACTTTCTCTTCGAAATCCATGGAAATTTGTAAGGTAGTCAGCAACAGTATCTTTGCCTGATCCAATAAATCCGCATACGCCTATGATCATAAGAAACCTCGTAAAGTTGTGCTAGTATATAACACTTTTATTACAAGGTCAAGAGATTTATATGTCGTATTTGTTCAATTTACAGTCAGCAGTTCCATTTGCGTAGTGCCAGTGCTTTACGAGTTGGCTTGCCGTTAGGCTTCTTCATAGGGCCTTTGTTACCACCCATTCTTGCACAGAAACTCTTTCGACGTTTAGCTGCTTTTGATCCAGGCTTTAGTTTACTAGGTTTTGTAGTCACAGCCATTTGTAGTTTAGATCCAGGATTTTCTCTGCGATAGCTGGCAACACCTTTTGCATTAAGTCCGCCTTTTTTGCTTTTACCAGCTGAACGTTTCCATGCAGCCGACTCGTCTAATAGTTCATGGTCATCCACCGATTCAAAATCTTCCCAAATTTGTTCTGCATCAACGCCATGTGCTTCTGCCCATGCTTCTACCATTTCTTCAATGGCGTCAAACAGTTGATCTGCATCTTCTTTAATCTTTTTGCAATCGTTTACACGTTTGCCTTTGTTCTTTCCAGTACCAGGTTGAGTACCAGTTTTTCTGTGTCCTGGCCAGCATTTCTGTGGACCCGCAACCCCTTCAGTTAATATTTCATATACTTTCATAGTTAACCAATGACAAATGTATAGCCAGTGCCGCCACTAACTAATGTTTCTAATTCTTTATCTAAGGCAGCTAGTTCTTCTTTGCCTGCCGACTTTAAATCATTGCCGTTTAATGCTCCGCCGCCCTGTGGTCCTGCAATTGATGCAAACTTAGAGCGTGCTTCACCTAACATCATTTTACAGTTAGCTAAGGTATAATCACGTATCCATTGTTTAGCATATATATCTTCTATGATAAGATAATCTGGCCTAAAATTCTGAGTGCGCATGCCAATCACTTCACCTTCACTAAACGGACGCTGTAGTATTCTAATAGTACGACTTGATGGAATCCATTGGAACTCAATGTATGCTCCAAACATTTTACCTATCATTTCTTGATAGCTGGCAAACATAAAATACGTAGCAATGCCGCCCATCATCGTACTGTTTAAAAGGTACGTGTTAGTATACGCAAGATTGAAAGGCTCAAAGTTTGTTCCAGTTCCGCCGCCAGTTCTTGATCCCAATGTTCTTCTAAAAACAGACTGCACGTTAATAATTTCTTTAGGCAAAATGTAATCATTTTTGTCCTTTTCAAGGGTTAAGAAACTGTAGCTTTCTTCCACGGCATTTGGGCTGCGTTGACGGAATCGTGTTAATGCACGATCTAATGCTGTTTCATAATGTATAGGGTCAAGCTCAACGTCAATCATACCGTCGCCCAACATGGCGCGGCAATAATCAAAAACTTGTTGTTTAACTTGTTGTGGATTGTCTGACATTTGTATCTCCCATGTTATTTATCGCTAAATATTGTACTATGCCACGTTTATCCCTCTATTCGCCCGAGAAAGGCAACGATTACAAATTTCACGATCGCAGCATATCTGAGATGTTTCAGGTGGGCGGCACCGACTTATATCTACACAAATACCTAGGACCTAAGAATCCGTTAACAGGCGAAAGTACTGCGGATATACCCATGTACGATGCTGTAAAAGAAACCAACATACAAGATTTGCTATTCCTTGAAAATCGTGATAGAAAATATGACAGTTCAGTATACACAGTACGTGGTGTTTATAATGTATCTGACATTGACTTTAACCTAAGTCAGTTTGGTCTGTTTATTGATAACGATACAGTTTTTATGACTGTACACATTAATGATTTTATCAAACTAGTTGGCCGTAAACCCTTAGCTGGCGATGTAGTGGAGTTACCACACTTGCGAGACGAGTTTGCACTTAATGATGCTGACCAAGCACTGCCAAGATTCTTTGTGATCAGTGAAGTTGGTCGTGCTGCTGAAGGATTTAGCCGTACATGGTATCCACATTTATACAGATTAAAATTAGGTAAGATTGCTGATCAACAACAATATTCAGACATTCTTAAAACTCCCACAGATAAAGATGCAAACTTTACAGGAGACTATAGCCCAACCGTAACATATGCAGTTGGAGAAATTATTCGCTATCAGGGCACCCTGTATCAAGTTACCGCAGCTACTACAGGCAGAGCACCGCCTAATGCTGGTTATTTTAGCGTATACTCCGGAGCTACTATACAGAGTATTTTAAGTACACAGGCAAAAAGTCTTGAAATTAATGATGCTATCCTTGCCCAAGCTGAAGCCAATGCTCCTAAGAGCGGATATGAAACCCAACAGTTTTACTCATTAACTGCTGACGAGTTTGGTAATCCAGCACTTATTACTGTAGATGATGCTACAACGCCACCAGATGCTTCTAGTATGCATATGGATGCAAGTAGAATTGGTGCTAGACCAAATAGAACAGGATATAGTGGATACTTGTTAGGGGATGGTATACCACTTAACGGTGTTGATTTTGGGCATGGGATAGGTTTTCCAGCAGGCGCCATTGAAGGTGATTTCTTTCTACGAACAGATTTCTTGCCCAACAGATTGTTTAGATACGATAGTAAACGTTGGGTCAAGCGTGAAGATGATATTCGTATGTCAATGACTAATACTGATACTCGACAAACTTTTAGAACTGGATTTATTAATAATACAGAAACTGATAATATTGCCGGTGAGACTGTTGCACAACGTCAAGCATTAAGCAAGGCACTTAAACCTAAGGCAGACTTATAATGCATATCTACAATAAACAGGAGGCTTCGGTTTAACGCCGTCGCAATATCTCGCAATATTTTTATGATGGGCAAATACGCCGATACTTATTACAAATAGTTAGACTCCTGAGTAACTTTGTAGTTCGATATGGAGACGGTACTCTAGTACGTGTGCCGGTTATGTACGGAGATCAAGATCGCCAAGCAGCTTCAATTGTCAATCAAAATTCAGAAAATACACTTCAAAGTGCTCCTCGAATTGCAATCTATATTACTGATCTTGATTTGGATAATACTCGATTAGGTGATGCTACGTTGGTTAGTAAAATGCATTTTCGTGAACGAGACATCGATGACGATGGAAACTATACTAGTACTCAAGGACAAAATTATACAGTTGAACGGTTGATGCCAACTCCGTTTAAGTTGTCAGTTAAAGCAGATATATGGTCAACTAGTACAGAACAAAAATTACAAATACTAGAACAGATTTTAGTATTGTTTAATCCAAGTTTAGAAATACAAACAACTGACAACTTTGTAGACTGGACATCATTAACTGTTGTAGATCTCGGTGATGTAACATTTACTAGTCGTACGGTTCCAATGGGCACTGCTACACAAATTGATATTGCTACTCTTACACTAACTACTCCTATATGGATTACACCGCCTGCCAAGGTTAAGAAATTAGGTGTTGTTACTAATATTATTTCAAGCGCATTTGACAGTTCGTCTATGAGCGACTCATACGTTGACGGATTAGGGGTGTATGTAGATGCGGGGCAATCATATCCCGGAAATTCTATGGCAAGTGCAAAAGCAACACTTGGTAATTTTGATATTGTTGTATCCGAAGGTAAAATTAAACTAGTAAGTAGTACACAACCCGGAGTTTGGTTAAACTGGCAGGTAATATTACAACAAAATCCAGGCTCGTATACTGCTGGTTTAGCTAAAATTTATTTGTTACAGCCAGACGGTAGCGAAGTTGTGGGCTATCTAAGTTTAAATCCGTTAGATGAATCTGAAATGGTTGTTAATTGGGACACCGATACTCATCCAACAAACAATATGATTGCTGGGCCCGCTAGATTGTCAGAATCGTGGGGAAGTTTTGACGCTGTGATTGATCCTACAACTACTGGGCCAAGTAATTTAGTACTCGGTACTAGATACTTAATTATTGACAATATTGGTGGCGGAGTTCGTGACACGTTTGTTACTGGATTAAAAATACAAAGGATTAGTACAGCAGTTGAGTTTGACAAAGTAAACGATTG